GGCGCGCAGTACATGAAGGTGACGTGGGACGAGGCGCGCAATCGCCCCGGGTTCCTGTTCGTCGCCGTTGACGATATGTACCTGCCGTACGCGGCGACCAACTTCGTCACGGCGCAACGCAAGACCCACGTCCAGTATCTGACGCAACTGGACTATGTGGATAGGGTCAAGAGCGGCATGTACCGCGACGTGGACCTGATCCCGGCGGATATGGCCCCGGAGCCGTCTAAGGCCGAGAAGGCCAACGACAAGATCGAGGGCCGCGAGGTGTCGGCCTATAACGAGGACGGTCTGCGCACCGTCTATGAGGTCTACACCTTCCTCGATATCGCTGACGAGTACGGGTCCGCGCCCTACGTCACCAGCGTAGACAAGATAACGGGCAAGGTCCTGTCGCTCTATCGAAACTGGAACGAAGACGACTCCACTCTGGAGGAGTTGGAGTGGATCATCGAGTTCCCCTTCGTTCCGTGGCGCGGCGCCTATCCCATCGGCATCGTGCAGATGATCGGCGGGTTGTCGGCAGCCACCACGGGCGCTCTGCGGGCGCTTATGGACTCGGCGCACATCTCCAATTCCCAGACCATGTTGAAGCTGAAGGGCGGCTCGTCCGGGGGCCAGACGCTGGATATTCAGCCTACTCAGATCGCCGAGATCGAGGGTGGGCTGAATGTGGACGATGTGCGCAAGATCGCCATGCCGCTGCCGTACAACCCCCCTAGCACGGTGCTGTACCAGCTTCTCGGCTTCCTCGTGGACGCCGGCCGCAACGTCGTCCGCACGACCATGGACGACATCTCTGAGTCAAACCAGAACGTGCCGGTCGGAACCACCCTGGCTAAGATCGAGCAGGGCATGGTGGTGTTCAGCGCCATCCATGGGCGCCTGCACCACGCCATGGGGCGTATGCTGCGGGTTCTGAACCGTCTGAACGGGATGTATCTCGACGACGAGATGATCGAGCGGGAAATTGGCTCCGATGTCGCCAGTCGGAAAGACTTCGACGGCCCGCTAGACGTGGTTCCAGTCTCCGACCCGAACATCTTTAGCGAGGCGCAGCGCTTCGCACAGGTTCAGGCCGTCGCTCAGCGCGCTCAGCTTCTTCCGCAGATATACAACCTGCGCAAGGTCGAGGAGCGTATTCTAGACACGCTGAAAATTCCCAATCCCAAGGATTTGTTGAACCCTGCCGTCGAGCCGCAGGAGCAGAACGCAGTAGCCGAGAACGTGGCCGCGTCCATGGGTAAGCCCGTCGTCGCTTTTCCGGAACAGGACCACGTTGCGCACCTGAAGGCGCACTTGGCCTTCCTGATGACCCCCTCGCTTGGCATGAGCCAACTCTTGGCCCCTAGTTTCATTCCGGTGATCCTGAACCACCTGAAGGAGCATATCGCCATGTGGTACGCTTCCGAGGTGTTCCACATGGGGACCAGCGCCCTCGGGGAAGACCTCGGGGAAGCGGTCAAGCGGGCCAAGACCCCGGAAGAGAAGCGGGCCGTGGACCAGATGCTGGCTGAAGCCTCGTTCAATGTCTCCCTTGAGTCGGAGACCGTGTTCCAAGCCATTCCTGAGGCGGTTAAGAAGGCGATGGAGGTCATGCAAGCGCTGGCTCCCAAACCGCCCATGGACCCTGCCGCCCAGATCGCCATGTCGGACGTCCAGCAGCGCGGGGAAGCCGCCAAGGGCAAGCTCCAACTGGACCAGCAGAAGCTTCAACTCAGCGTGCAAGAGAAACAGGCCGAGGCGGCCTCGGACGCTACGCAGGCGCAACACGACGAGCGCATGGAGCAGCTTCGTCAGATGGGCGAAGCGCAAGCCGATCAGAACGATCGCGCCTATGAGATGGAGAAGGAACGCCTGCGGCAGGCGGGCGAGGACAAGCGCAGCGCCGCCGAGATCATCTCGCGCATCGCTATGAATGATGCCGATAACACTACTGCCATCGAGCTTGCCGAGATGGAGATCGCTCACGACACGAAAGTAGCTAAGCGGCAGGACGTGAACCAAGAGCAAAATTCCGACTTCAACCCTAACCCTAACCCTAACCCTAACCCTAACCCAGGAGCTAGATAGATGGACGACACCAAGAGCAAACCCGTTCCCAACACCGCGATCCCTATGCACAAGCGCCTAGCTATGGGCCAGCCCGTCGATGTTGGGGTTGGTAGTGGTAAGCAGATGCCCAAGACGCCTGCATGAACCTAGATGGTTTTCTGCGCAGATTGGACGAGGCGCAGGCGCAACATGCCAAGGAGGCTTTGAGACGTCCCTCACAAAGGGACGAATTTGAGTATGGGCGTATGTGCGGCATCTACGCAGGACTTGAGCGGGCTAAGCAACTCGTAGAGGACATGCTGGCTGAACAGGAGCGCAAGGGCGCTAATCTCTAAACACACATCAGGGAGCACACTGATGCAATCTATCTCCAATAAGATTTCCTTCGACTACGCCGACCTGGACGAGGCGTTCCCGCCTTGCGATCCGGGCGTCGTGCCGTTCGGTTCTCGGGTTCTGGTTCAGATCAGGACCCCCAAGACCAAGACCAAGAGCGGGATCATCCTGACCAACGAGGCTCGGGAAACCGAACTCTACAACACACAGGTCGCCAAGGTTCGGGCCGTGGGCTCGCTGGCGTTCAAGAACCGGAATACCATGGAGCCTTGGCCCGAGGGCTCGTGGTGCGAGGTGGGCGAGTTCGTGCGCGTTCCTCGGTACGGAGGCGACAGATGGACGGTGAAGGCCACAGACAGCGACGATGAGGCTGTCGTGGTCATCTTCAACGATCTGGACCTCGTAGGTAAAGTGACGGGTGATCCCCTCGCCATCAAGGCGTTTCTGTAGTTTCATAGCTGCCACAGAAAGGAAAAGCTATGTCTGACGATAAGCCCAAACTGACTGAAGATGACGAAGAACTCGTCGTGGTCGAGACCGACCGCATCCCCACCCCGGAGGAGCGGGAAAAGGCGGCCAAGGAGTCCGAAGACGATGAGTCGGACGAGCAGGACGACAAGCGATTGTCGGAGGATGAGGACGAGGAAGACGACGAAGACCAGGCCAAAGACGACGAAGACAATCCTAACCGAAGGAAACGACAAAAGCGGCGCCAACTACAAAAGGCCGCCAAGGAGCGCGCGGAACGCGAACTCCGATCGCTCAAGGACCGTAACGACCTGCTTGAAAAGCGGTTGTCCTCTTTGGAGGGCAACGCGGTAAGCCACAGCGAAATTCTGATTGACCAACGTCTATCGGAAGCTGAGCGAGACGCCAAGACTGCTGAAGCCATCTTGGCGAAAGCTATCGAAGCCGGCAACGGCGAGGATGTGGCCAGGGCTCTTAGCCTACGGGACGAAGCGAAAGAACGCTCGCTTCAGTTCAACAACGCTAAGAAGCAACTGACTGAGAACAAAAACCGACCGACCCAACAATATACGGAGTCGGCGCAGCGGTACGCCCAGCAGTGGGTCAGCCAGAACAACTGGTACAAGCCCGGGGCGCCCGACGAGATGAGCGCCATCACCGATACTATCGATCGCCGCCTAGTCTCAGAAGGCTACGACCCCAACCACGAAGACTACTGGCATGAACTCACTCGCCGGGTCGAGTCTCGCCTTGGCGGGGGGGACAGGAGCCGACAGACAACCGCCCCTAAAAAGAAAGGGCCGCCGTTGGGCTCCACACGAGAACACGTCCCCGCAAGTACTCGAAAAGAGGTGTACGTGACACCTGATAGAAAACAAGCTATGATCGACGCCGGTATCTGGGATGATCCTCAAAAGAGAAACCAGATGCTTAAGGCGTACGCGAACTACGACCGTGAACCGGCTCGCTAACAGGAGTGATGCCAGATGGAAGCTGTAGACGAACGCCTCAAGAAGGAAGTTGGAGCCAGTCGGCGCAGTCGCGAATCTGAGGACCGTGCGGTTACTCAGCGACGTGACATCAGCGATGACGACAGGGTGTCAATGTTCCGCCAACAACTATTCAACGACGCACTTCCCGATATCCCGGAAATTCCTGGTTATCATGTGTGTTGGCTGACAACCACTAATCCGCGCGACAACGTACACCGTCGTATGCAGCTCGGCTACGAGCCGGTAAAGGCCGATGAGGTCCCCGGTATCGAGTACGCCACCATCAAGACCGGGGAATGGGCCGGCATGGTGGGGGTAAACGAGATGCTTGCGTTTAAGCTGCCCTTGGACTTGTACAACAAGTACATGAAGGAAGCTCACCACGATGCGCCTATGCGTGAGGAAGCCAGCCTTACCGCTCAGGCAGATGCTCTAAAGGAGCAGGCTGCTAAAATCGGTAGCACCGTGATCGAAGGGGATGGGTTCTCGGACCTGCGTCGGCACATCGCCGCCCCACAGTCCTTTGGCACTTGATGGGGCATCTCAGTTAACCTCCCC